GCTAAAATAATTAAAGGGTCTTCTACGCTTAATGTTTGAGTAGAAATAGTAGTTGTACTTCCATTTACTGTTAAGTCTCCAGTAACAGTTAATGAACCACCAATTAAAGCTGTTCCGTTAACATGAAAATCGGTTGTAGGAGTAACACCAACGCCTAACTGAGTAGTAGATACCCACAAAGGAGTAAGATTTCCAACACCATCTGTGAGGTTTTTTGCTGTTGAATCAACAACTCCATTATCAATAGTCTTAATGATGCCATCGTAAGTATCTTTAATTAATTGTCCTGTGAAACTTGCCAATTTGTTTTATTTTTTAATGATTCAACTTTTTCTTTTAAATACTTTTTAAGCAAGACCTCGTTTTTCTCTTGCTCATTGTTTTTTAATTTAACTGCCATCCACCAAAATTAGCTGTATCGTCTGGGTATATGTCAGGAAAAGAATTGGCATAATATTCAGTAAAATGTGCTGAAGCATTATCTTGTAAATAATCAATTAGTCGGTTACTAAAATATTGAGCTGTAGTTCTTTCTTTTTCAATTAAAAAATCTACTTCGTTTTTGTCTGCATTAACTGCATTTTCGCTAGTCTTTTTATAAATTCCTTCTGAGGAAATTGAATAAGCAGCAAAAGGGAGGTATTCTACCATAGCCCAGTGACAAAGAGCAGGTTTTATATAATCAGTAACTAAAGTCAGATAATGACCTGTTAAAGTGTCTCCTGAAATTTTAGTTTCTAATTGCTCATATAATTCAGTTCCTAAAAATCTTTGGATTTGGATTTCTTGTGCTATAAAAATATATTGAATAAAAGCATCCGTTGGTATATTTCCATTTGCTGAAGTGAACCTTACTAAATCGTCTCTGTTTATAAATAATACTTGTGCCATAGTTTAATTTTATTTTGGATATGCTCCGTGATTAGGTTGATTCCAAGGTGCTTTTTGTGAATCTTTATAGCCTCTAGGTCTAGCTTGATATGACTTAGGAATAGTTTTTGTTCTTTTATAGTCATCTAAATATTTAGATGGTTCTGTATTGCTTTTTAATCTATATAATACTTCCTTCCACGCATGACGACAGTAAACCCCTCCAGAAAAACGGAATAAATCGTAAGGTCGCCCTTTATGTCCTAGCTGCATATTTACTCCATCTCTTGACGCCCTATCAATATCTTCTAATCTATATACAACACCGCTTTTACTTAATCGCATCATGTTTTCGCAGAATGGTCTTGAAGATTTATTTCCTTTCCCTACTGCTCTTGAAGCAACTATATATTTATATCTTATTTTATAGTTCTTGCTATCTAAATAACTAAACCCATCTGGTTTAGCATATACTTCATCTTTTAGCCTTGTAAAGATTGATTTCTTTTCAGAAATTAACATATTAGCCCAGTCCTCAGAGTTTAAATTTTCATCTTCTACATCTCTTTCATCTACAAGTTCCCATTCTTCATCATTTATTTTTTCCCCTTGTAAATTGTCTAAAATAGATTTACCTAATTCGTCAGTTAATTCGTAAGGCTCATTTGACAAATCCACATCTACTTTTTCTTCGTTAATATCTTCTTGCTTAATTCCTGTTTCTTCTTCAACTTGATCGTCAGTTAAATCAGTATCTTCATCCATAAAGTCTAATGGCTTAAGAGTTTTGAAGTATAGATTAAGTGCAATATCATTAACAGACAGTATGTCATCAATAGCATCAATCACTATGTCCTGAGCAGGTTTAATAACAATATTTAAAAATAAATCTGTAGCTGTTTGAATTTCATCAGCATTATTTCCTAGTCCTCCTCCAGATTCTCTAATCCCTAGTAATAAAGGAGAAGTAATTCTATGTCCTACCATTAATTTCTTAACACACTCCTCAGCTAAATAAGCATAATGTTCTGGAGCATTGTTAAGTGATATATCTTCAACAGTTGTAGAAGATTCTTGGTTAGCATTAAAAGCAACAATTACTTTATCTCCAAGCGAGCCTGTAAGTTTGCCTAGAATATCTGTTTTAATTTGTATTTGTTTTTCCTTGTCAGGAATACCATTGTTAAAGTTAACTACCTTAGTTCCTGAGAATCCATTTTGCGTTTCATTAATTAAATACGCTGAAATTTCTTCTTCAAGTAATGCGTATGGCATAGATGCCGAGTAACTTGGTAAACTATAATAGTGAAATCCAACTACATATTTCTTAACAATAAATATTTCATTTAATTCTTTAGAAGTACCAAAAACAGGGATTCTTTTAAGTTTATCTCTTTTTCTATATTCTTTCCAGTCAGGATGGTAGTAATAAGCCTCTATTTCCCCCTTTTCGTTGCATTTCTCGGCTCTTAAGGTTTGTCTTGGGAAGTAGGTTATTTCACTTATTTTCCTCTCTGTATTGTAAGTTATTTGAAATGCTCCTTCTCCGAGAATTACGAAGTCTTGAACCACTCTAAACAAATCTTTGTTTTTTATAAGTGATTTCATTTGTGCATACTGATCTGGCTTTTCGCTAGAATCAGTAGCATCAAGTCCATGACCATATACAAAGCCTGTTACTCCGTTTAATATAGCATGGTTAGTTGTTGAACCAATATACCTGTCTATTATATATTGATAATAGTCATTGCCTTCTCCAATAGATACGAAATCTTGGTTTCTTTCTTCGTATACTCTTGGAGCTTCATAGGTATTTAGTTCTAAAACATGAATGTTACTTTTATGCTTCATAGAATACAAATTCATTATTTGAAGTAGTTGTAGTGTACTGCCCTGAATTGACACTATAGCTACTTATTGTTTGGTTAGTACAGAATATCCTTCCTCTAAATACTTCTTGAGTAGGACTTGAAATTATCAGGGTATAAAAATTATCTTGCTCTAAATTTGGAAATGCTCCAGTAAGTTCATACCAGTATTTATCTAATGTAAATTGACCAGTAAAATTTTGTGTATAAACATTTTTGTTCTGCGAATCACTTGTTATGTTTACTGCATAAGTAGTTGTAGAAGTATATTCTCTAGGAATTACTTTTATTATTTGATTGCCTGTTGATTCTTCTAATATTGTCATAACTCTTATAAAATAAAAGGGGGTTACTCGTAAAAGTACCCCCTCCTAACCTAAACAAAACTTAATGAAAAGAAACCTATCGTTTTTTAGCTATTAGTACCTACTACTATTGTCTCAGTTGCACCTGACAATCCTGCGAAAGGATTTGCAAGAGTTGCTCCATCAATGAAATTAGCAGGAAGCTTTTCTTGTGCTGTTAGGGTAAGTGTATATCCACTTAAATCTCCCATTGCAGTACCTGTAGCAACTGTACCTCCAGTTACCTCTGCTCCATGCTCTAATCCCATCAAGAAAGCATTTCCGTTGTTGTCTACAACTGCTACTTGTGGTCTACCATAAGCTAATAGTTTTATTTGTACGTTATCTTCTTTACTTAACTTAGTAAGATTTAGAGTAAGCACTTGCTCAAAGAATGTCGTTCCTGACTCTCTTGAAGATGTAATGGTTTGCTCTAAACTACTACCTCCTTTTAATGCGTACTCGTATGCTGAGAAAGTTCCATCTGCATCTGTTATTTCATCTGCAGTTTGTGTTACTGCTCCCAGTCCACCAAAGTCAACAAAGAAAACCTTTTGTATTCCCCCTACTACATCTTTACAAGGGACTGCTCTACCTGCGCTTAAATTACAAGCCATATTTTTTTATTTTTAAAAGGTTAAACTTTATTTATTATTATTACGCTAGTAATACTACTTCAGAACCAAGTCCGTATTGAATACCTGCTTTCCATCTCATGATGAATCTTACATTTTGTGATCCATCAATGTCAGCCATGTCAATAATTTTGATTTCATTCAAATCAGACAGAACCCCTGTACCGAAGTAAAGGTTTGAAGCTTGCGCTGCAACAACTTGGTCTGTAGGTATACCTGGTGCGTGGAATAATTTAACTCCATCAATAGTTAAAGGCACTCCATTGTACCAAAGCGTTCCTTTATTATCAACACCTGCTCCAGATGCAGTAACACCTAAAGCTTGGATGTAAAATCTAAGAGTGTCCGTATTTACATATACATAAAGATCGTCTTTGTCATAGATAGTGTCTGGAATAGCAGCTACTACCTTCTGTAATTCTGAGATTACTATTGAAGCAGACATAGCTCCTGCTCCTGCTACGTCAATAACGTCAGCATCAGCAGCGAATAATGTACAAAAGCCATCAAATTGTCCTGCAGTTGCATTAGTTCCACTCCAAATTACTTGCTCATACTTATCAGCTACTTTTGCAGCAAATTGAGAAACAATAAATTCTTGGAAACTAGCAGGTAAATTTTCTCCTAAAACTGAATAGCCCATTTCTGCAGCTTGCCAAGTTTGAGAAAAATCTTTTTTACAGAACTCAGAGTTGATTTGGAACTCCTCTAATGTAAGAACTCTTTCTGTTAAGTCTAATTGACCTGTATCTGCGAAATCGCAGCCAGCATTTTTAATAAAGTTAGCATCAAATGCTCCTTTTTGAATTACATACTTGTAGTCAATGTTTGGCATAATTGTTACACCTCCATTGTCTAAAGTTTTACCACTCAAAAGTGCGATAGAGACGTACTTATTAGCCCACTGTCCCGCATAAGTTGAAGTGATGTTCGTTGTAGTCGCTAAATCGACTTTGTGATTACTCATGGTTTAAAATTTAATTGATTATTATTTATTATTGATTATTCATTTTTTCTAACACTCTATCTAGTGTGTTTCTTCTTCTGTTTTTTGCAAACTGTACGTTTTGCTTTTTAACTTCTCCTTCAGGATTGTGTGAAATCGGCTCAGCAGCAACATTAATTTGATTAAGCTCAGTTTTAGAAGCCTCTACTTTTTCTTCAACTTCTTCAGAAGCTTCAACCTCCTCAGAGTTTTTATTTTCTTTCTCTGCTTTTAAATCTGCTACAGCATCTTCTAAGTTTTTAATTCTTTTTTCCATTCCCTCCCAGTCATCAACTGCTGCTTCTTTTCCATCGTCTCTTGATTCGTCATCGTCTTCAGCTAAATCTGAAGCACTTTTAAGTTCTGCTATTTTACCTTCTTCTTTAACTAGCATAACTGTTCCGTCTGAAAAATTATATTCTCCAACTGGTACGGCAATTTTGTCTTGTTCTTCTCCTTCGCTTATTATAAAAACAGATTTTCCTTCTTCAAAAGATTCTGCTTCTAGCTTAGTTCCGTTCTCCAATTCTTTAACTTCTAATTTTACTTTAACTTCTGATAGTTCCATTCCTAGAACATCTTTGATTGATTCAACTATTTCTGATGCTTTCATTTTTTTAATTTTTTATCCTTATTATATGTACAACAAAATCCAAAAGTGTTTCCACTTTTTTTATGATGCCTGAGTTTTACCTATACCTTGTGCGTGCAAAGTGCCATCACAGCATTTACTGCTATAAGTTTTTCCATCTTTACATAAACAACCCCTTTTTCCTCCTTTTGGGGAGTTATGAGCAAGATTTTTAAATCCTTTTTTAATTATCACTAATTATGCTTTTAATTTTTGCTATAAGGTCTTTAGCCTGCTTGTCTTTGCTTAAATCTTCTTCGATTTGCTCTTTAGGTCTATTTGCTTGGTCTGAAAAGAAGCCTTCTATAGAAAATCCTTTTACTTTGCCTGTTTTTACAAAATCATTCCAGATTTCATCGTTATTTACCTTCATAGAGACCATCCATGTTCCTTCAGGCACTTCTAGTCCATATTTTACTGATTTATCCATTTTAGGGTCATCAACTAGCCAAGATTCAACAACTGTAAGGTTTTGAATAGACATTTGATGCTCTAAAGTAGCTTTAGACTGATTTCCTCTAATAAAAAACATTTCTGAAGCCTTTTTGACAGTATCTTTAGAGAAAAAGACATAATATCCGTCATCTTTAGCGTTTTTTCTAAAAATTGGCTTATTTGGTATAAGAGCAGCACCCATAAGGATTCTTTTTTCCTTATCTACCTCTGCCATTTTGATTTCTTGGTTTTTAAGTGCTATAAAATCTGATTCTATAGCAGGAGATTCTACTACTGAAATTGCTTCAATTCCAGAGTGTTCGTTTTCTTCGTCTAAAAATAGTTCAATGATTTCCATACTATATGTACAACTTATTTTGAAACTGTTACCCTATACTTGCTCCTTCTATTGTATTTCTTTCTAATGCCTGTCCTGTAGTTACATCATTAGCTACTACATAAGTCTTAATCGGAGTTTGTGCTTGTGATGCTATTGCTCCTGCTAATTGGTTAGAATCTGAAGCTCCAACTACATTAAAAGCAGGAGGTGCTGATACCGATACTGCTGAACCTGATGAAGGTGCTGCTCCTGACGAGCCTGCAAATGCAGGTGCTGCAGGAGTTTGAGTAGAAGTAATAGCCTTAACATTTGCTAAACCTGATGCTATTATTCCTGCTGCTGCAACTGCTCCAAATATTCCCCCTTGTGCTAAAGCTTTATTTGCACCAACATAAGTGTCTATTATAGCTTGAGATATTGCTATTGCTTTTCCAAAGCCTGAACTTTGCCCTACTAAAGCTGCTATACCTCCTAAAGCTCCAGATATAATCCCTAGCTTCTGTTCTTCTGTGAGTTTAGTAATTTTAACGTCATCTTTAGCTGCATCTTCATTAATCTTTTTAATTTTAGCTTTATATTCTTTTTGTGCATTAGCTAATAAAAGATTTTTCTGTTCTTCATTTTCTACTTCTTTATTTATTAAAGCTGTTTGGTCATCTAATTGCTGCTGTGCTTCTAATTTAGCAAGTTCAATATCTTCTAATCCTATTTGTCTTAATTGTAAGTCTAAATCCTTTTGTTCTTGTAATAAAGAATTATAGTTAGTTTGTTGCTCAGACCTAAACCCTGTTACTGTAGCTTCAATAGCAGCTTGTTCGTTTAAAGCCTCAGTATAAGCAACCTGTAAGTCTACATTGTCTTTGTTTAATGCTAAAGCAGCTTTAGCTGAATCAACTGCAACTTGAGCGTTTTGCTTCATTGTTTTTTCTTGCTCGTCTAGTATTTCGCCTAATTTTACATTGGCTGCAATACGATCTTCAATACTTCTGGAAGTATCGTCTCTTAATTGTCTTTGTATTTCTGCTTCTCTATCGTATTTTTCTAGTAACCCTTGATTTTCTGCATTTAAAAGTTTAGCTGAATTAGCAAGCTGAGTGTTTGCTTTTGCTGATTTATATGTTGAAGCTACATAATCGCTAATGCCTGCTGTTAATTCTTCTTGTTCTGCGTTGGCATCAATTAAATCTAAGGATAACTGAGCTAATTCTCCTGAAAGCCTTTCAATTCCTTCAGTATCTTTTTTATTAAATGCTTGTTTAGCTAATAATTGTAAGGTTTTAAATCCTATTTGTGCTTTAATTACAGTAGGCATTAATAGAGTTTTTATACTATTTCCTACTCTAGCTATTGCACCTTTAAAGTTTTCAAATGAAGAAAAAGCTTCAATTACTCCATTTGTTATATCAGTAAATATTTTAGCAGTAGTTTGGAATATAGTATTTCCAAAATCTACTACTTGTTGATTCTCTCCTAATACTTCAGTAAATGTTTCAAAGGCTTTTAATATCAAACCAAAGCCTATAGCTTTAAATGCTAAACCAACTCCAGTAAATCCTTTTTTAAGTTTATTGACACCTTTGGTTAAACCACTAAGTCCTTTTTCTGATTTTTTGGCTTCTTTCTTTAAGCTAGTAAAAGCTTCTTTACTTTCTTTTTGATTATCTACTAAAGTTTCATTAATCTGCTGTAGACTTTTTACAACATCTTCAAGACTAGCCTCTGCTTGTTTACTATTTACCTTTAATTCTATTGGAATACTTTTACTCATTTTCTCAAATATTTTAAATGATTATATAATTCTTTAAAGGTTTCTGGTATTTTGTTTTTACCTGTTGCTATTTGAGAATATTCTCCTTCGCATTTGGTTATTTTAATTAATTCTAGTAGTTGTTCTATCATTATACTTCGTTTAATAGTTCAATAGTGCTTTTCCCACTTTTTAAGTCTGTTGTTACAGAGTTTATTTTATAGCTCTGAGTGTCTACTGTAACTCTATCTGCAAGAGTGTAATTCAATAACATATTTAATGGCAGGTATGCTGTAAACTTGCTTAACCTCCTTTTGTTATTAAACATTTCGGTTATATAAGTAGAATAGTAGTTTTGAAATAAACTTCCACTAAAGCTCCCTGTAATATCATACTCGTTATTTTCTTGATTGTAATTAACATTAGCTGTAGATGTACCAGATGCTAACGCTACACTATTACTTGGAATATAATAATCGTTTGTTTCTACATTTGATGCTGTATTAACGTAAGGTCTATCGGTTAAAAATCTAATGTCATCTTCATTTTCTTGGTATATAGGATAGAACAAAATAGGTTCTCCAAGATATGATGCATCATTGTCATCAACACACCATCCATATTGAGCTGTAGTATTACTACCAGTAGCTACATTTACAAGCCTTTCATATTTCATGTGTTCAAATGGAGCTTCTACTTTATAAACTCCACCATCATATTTGTCATCTCCTGTATATTCTGTAGTTCCCCATCCAACTCCACCAGTAGTTAGCTGTTCATGTTGCATCGCTAGTTTAGTTCCTAGACCTTTGTATTTAAATACAATTTCTTTAAAGGGCAGAGCTACATTAACCTGACTTTTAGGAATATCTACAAAACTGCTTATATCCCAAGGGGTTGTGCCTACTAGAGCTCCCCTTCCACCTCCATAGAAATTATCTAAGGTTTGTACTTTAATAGTTCCATCGTCTTCAACATAAGCCGTAAGATTGAATAACTTAAAGATTCCTGTAAGGAAATCTAGTACCTTAATTGGAGGTAGCTGTTGACTAGGAACAAATTGAGTAGTTGCAGGTATTGTATAAGCGCCAACAGTAAATGTATGAGATTCTGGAACTTGTAAATCAGACATAGCCCAAGAAACAGAATCTACTGTAAATTCTTCTCTTACTTCTAATTGAACTTGATAATTTCCATTATATACATCAACGCTTTGTGCAATAGCACTTGATGCTGTTGCTGAAAAACTATTCTGTATAACTCCATCTCTAATTACATTAACTGTATAAACTGTATTTTCAGCAGAATTAGGAGTTACTGTTAAAGTAGATGTTATTTTATTATTTCCTGTAAGTCCTGAAACTGTTAGGGTTTCTCCTGAAGCTGTAACATTAGTCATGGTAGTATCTAATCCAAAATCCACTAGACTAGTAAATGTTGTTACAGCATTGGGGTCTTCAACATTCCCTTTTTTTCTGTGCATCCACATATAGAGATTATAGTAAGGATCATTCCCTGATGTTTTAAAGAAATCTGTAGAGAATGTTATTCCATAGGTTTTTTCAATAGCCATAATTATAAGATGTACTCTTATAGCATATTTTAAATCTTTCCAATATACTCCATGATTCATGGCAGCACTTTCTCCATTTCCATTGGGAGCTACATTTCCGTCATCTGCTGTATCTGTAGCTGAATCATAAAATAATCTTGTAGTATGTGTAATAAGAGGAGTGATTATTGCTTTAGAATAACTTACACTATCATTTGTTATATCATATCCAGTAACCAAACCAGTATATATTGCCGTACTGCTATAAGGCTTACTAAATCCATCTAGCCAGTTAGAATCTCCAACTAAAGCATCTAGTGTATCTTCTCCCATTAAGTCCTTTAACTCTACAGTATTTCCAAAGAATGTAATCTTATAGGCATATACTTCATTCTTTCTCATTTCTACTCCTTCCAGTTTTATCTTACCTTTTTGAAATTCTAAATAGTTAAGCTCAATAGTTCCATTAACCTTTAGTCTTCCATCAAAGCCATCTACAATATCAAAGTTGTAATAGTGTTTAAATATTAGATTATTTACTTTAGAGGCAGGTAGAGTAAAGCTTTGTGAAAAGCTAGTAAACACCTTAGATATATCTTTAATGTTTTGAATAGTGTTTGTTATTGAAACGCTTTCGTCTTCAAAAAAATCTACTCTTTCTCCTTGAATGTAAAGTTGTATATACTGCATTATCTAACATTGTTTATTTTGTCAAAGGAATAGTTAAAGTCTAATGAGTAATTAATAAGCCTATCATTAACTGACTTTTTAAAGGTTAAGGATTTAGTATTTAGATTAATAGGCAATACATCTGTTCCATTATCTACCCATATTTGCTCGCTTAACATTAATTGTCTTATTACTTCATTAAAGCTTTCATCTATAAATCCTGTATTCATGCTTATTTTCTCTTTTCCATTTATACCTAGAGTTGCTATAACGTGCTTAGACTTATCATACGTTGGATCATTTGTATAGTTCATAATATCTCTTTGGAACTCACTACTAGATGTTGTAATGGAGGTAGTTGACTTTTTAAAGAATGGCATAATCTGGAGAGCTCCAAACTTGTTATAAAAGATTACTTGGAGTTGGTCGTATTTAATCTCGCATACTGCTTCAAGAGTAATGGTATGAGTTTGAGCATATCCTGTTTTAGTTGATACTACTGTTATAGTGTCTCCAGTTTCTAAGCTGTTAGTAGGAGTAACTCTTATGTATTGTATTTTTAATGTTGAATCGTTTGTGTCAGCAACTACAATAGGAGTTAATGTGTTCCCCCAAGATTCTGCATACAGATTCCAATATTCATTTGCTAGATTCCATTTTACATTTGCTCCTCCTCCACTTGTGAATGTAATGGTTGGTTCTGCTTCTACAAATACTGGAAATATAATATCCGTTCCTGGTTTAAAATAAATAATAGTGTTACTCTGCATATAAGCAGGAGTGTAATCTGGTCTAGCTACAATAGTATAGTCATCTGGAGTAGAGGTCATAATGTCTGCTACTAATGCTAATTGAGTGTTGCTTTCTACAGCAGCAATAGTTGTATTAGTTGCTGCACTTGTATTATTAACAGTATCTCCAACAGTAACTGTTTGCGTGAATGTTTGAGTTGAATCTATAAGCTTAAATGCTGTTGTAGAACCTGTTGTTGTAGAGCTAACAAGAGTATTAACAGGGTTAGTAGATTCTCTAGGGTTTACTCCAGTTTCAAAATATCCATAACCTTCAAATCCTAATAAGTCTAAGGTTTGACTTTCTGATCCTGCATCTGTTGTTATTGCACTATCTGCTTCAACCCACACTCCGTCTGTAGAGAAGTTAGCATATTCAGTATCTAAATAATCTTTTACAAGTCCACTTATTTCAAAGATCACATAATTGTTTCCTGTAAGAGGAGTTTTAGTAAGTGTGTATTGTGCTGACCCAGGTTTGTCTGTTGTAAATGTTCCTGAATATATATAAAGGCTCATTGTTACTGTTGTTATTGTATTTGCAGCAGGAGTTATTTTAATATAGTATGGACTTCTTGCGTTTAATATTGTACTCA